GCTGAAGAAAAAGTATCAATTTTCTTTTCAGTGGCATTGAGTTCGGCGGCGTAGGCTGCAAAGCTTCCGCTATCTATATGAAGTCCAGCTAATGCATATACTTCGCCTATAATACCCGTATCATCCCGTCCTTAATGCATTTGCAGCGCTTATTTGGGCCTTTGCCAATTCCCACATCTCTTCATCTTCCGGAGCGAGTTCAGGCTTAATGAAGTCATCTACGGTGTACAAAGTCCCGTCCAACTTCGTTGGTACATGGATAGCGTTATAAATTGCTGCGATGATGTCAGCTCTCCTAATTCTCTCAGCTTCGGTATTTTGTTTAAGTTCTTCAGAAGACTCTGATATTACAAGACCGATTCCGGATAGTGACATCTTAAGCGCGTCTGCTGGCTTTATCTTACAGAGTCTCCAGACGAGTTTCTGGATTTCATTGATCCATTCCCACGTTGGGAGGTCGTCTAGATCGATTCCCCCTTACCAGCCTCCTCTAATTTTGCTTTTCGTTCGGCTTCAGCTTCTTCGATTTTCTTCTTCTTCTCGGCAAGCCGGTTTTCCAGCTCTTTAAGTTCTAAAAACTTCTGGTCTGCTATCAGTCGTTTTCTCTCTTCCATGTATTTTTTACCGTCTTCACGGTCTTTTTTGTCAATAAGACCAGAATCCGCGAAGGCGTCATAAAGAAGGTTTTCGAGAGCATCATACCCGTTTTCTTTATAAAACATATTGATAAACTTTGTAGTTTGATCCATTGAAATGCGGTCTGATGGATCGAAGTTTACCCCGATGTGAATAACTTTTTTGATGACGTCTAGAGGTAAACCTTCCTTCTCTTCGAGTTCCAACTGTGCGATCCTTTCAAAAAAACCTTTTTTCGACTTTGCTCCTACTACATCAAATAGTGAGCTCAGGCTGTCGAGAGGATAAAAAAGGGGATAGCCCTCTGCAAAGGGCGTTTTTTGATCTGCCATGAAATCATCTCACGAAGCCGCTCTCGAAAGTATCAGCTTATAGATACCCGGCGCCTGTCCGGTTTTAGACACAATTATAGTAGCATTTGTGATCGTGCCTGCCTCCCCAAGTGTTATAGCACTTGACGCTGCACCACTTGCCACAGTTGTACCATTGACCTTAATAGTAGCTCCAGATGTTGCACATGTTGGAGTAATTGTTACAGACGAAACACCCGCTGCTATATTGCACACATAAGTTCCAGGCGTTGCGCTTGCTACAGGGTTTATAACAGTTCCAGCTCCAGAGACTGTAAAGAATGGAGTGGTGAGTTCAGTTGCAGTCGAAGACCATGTTGTACCACCCGTGATGATAAGCTTGAATTCCAGCCCCACTTTTTTGTCTATAAGTGGTGTAGTTGCAGTAGCAACATATGCTTGGAATGATTTTGACCCCACCCCTCCAGGAAGTGTTAAGACACAAGTATGAGGCAATGCTCCAGCCTGAACGTCGTCAGCATATGCCTGAATCATTGCCTGTTGACCGGCATTATCCGGATCGAACAGACACCGCATTGTCACATCTCCGGAGTCTATTCTTCCAAGGAAATATTCATAATAGTCTCCAGAATCGTTCGTTGTATCATCTACCTTTTCAGCTTCCGGAGATGGGTCCGGGACGCTGTCCAGCATCATTTTTCCGACAGGAATGCCGTCAAATGTGAAGGTAAAGTTTTTTGCGTATATCGTTGCTGCCATGTTTTTAGTCCTCTTCTATCATCAGTGAAAAATTAGATGAATATACAAACCGGTCATTATCGTCCTGTCCTAAGAAAACTGGGTCAGAATTAATCGCTTCAATGGAAATAACAGCTATAGAGCCCATAACAGTGTTACAAATACCGTTAAGTAATTTTAAAATTGATTTCATATTGTCATATGCTGTAGCATCCTCGACGTCTCTTACCCTTACTCCAAGTTCTGGATACCAGATAGTACAATCTCCAGACGCTGTCTCGAATGGGGGATCTCCACCATGATTGAAAAGAGCTATACAGTTCTCCATGATTTCATCGAACCCTGAACAGAAGATATCAGTTCCAACAGTTCCGATTCCATTGTCTTCGAGATACTGTCCTATATCATCTATCCAATTCATACTGCTGCCTCCATCGCATCTTCAAGTTTTTTTATAAGGCGGTAGGACATCAAGTTGAAAGGTGTTGCTAGAAATTTCATTGATCCTACATCATGCTGCATTGGGATCTCATGAACGTAGATTGCATAATTAACAGTATATGAGATCCTCATGTTGTATTCTACAGGAGAGAGTTTCATTTCCTGAACTCTTCCGGATCTTCGCAGAGTGCCGGTAGCGACTGGAACATATTTTTTTTGACTTTCCCTTAATACTTCATTGCACCAATTTCTGAGTCCCTGCTTTCCTAACTTCTCAAAACGTACTTTTGTGAGAGTCAGATTCGCTAGACATTGTGCAACACCAGGCATTAGATAGACTCACCACCATAGTAGACATCTATGAATTTTTCAATTCCAACATGGTTGTTAATGTGATGTATTTTCACGATTTTTGAGTAAGTTCCGTCAGGGAGAACGATTTTATCATCCGGATGAATTGAAGTGCCTGCAGGGAATTGAGTCCATGCAACTGCTAAAACATCCTTTCCGTCTTGATCGGTGATGATCTTGGATATTTTAGCATACTTACAGGAAAGAGTAGAAGAATTACCATAGGTAATTTTATGGTGAGCATCTTTACTCGAGTACGGATATCTTGTTACCGAGGATGGAAACATTTCAGATCTTCCCCAGGACAAACTCTAAAATTGCAACGATGATAGCGATAATTATCGACCCGGCGAGTCCCAGTAGGGCTGATCGTACAGAGCTCAATTCCCGCTGTACGTCTTCGAGTCCTGTACTAATTTCCGTTTTCAGTTCCCGCTCACCTTCTTTCCTATCGTCCCTCTCTTGAACAATCAGTTCCTTTAAATCTTTTTTAAGACAGTCCATACGGTTCTCACATTCCCCCCGATAAATCAATATCTGAGGAATTTGTTGAGGCATCGTATCTGTTTCCCATCGGTTGAATCGAGAATAAAGAAATGCCCTCCAGACATTGTGAAGGAGGTGTGGAGTTCTTGTCTGGCGGTAGAGAGGGTATAGTTTCCCCCTTCATCGTTATTCTCTGGTAGCATTCACGGTCCCGATTCCAACTCTCGCATAAGGGATGGCGTAATTCTCGTACCGTACAGAGTCTCGATACATTTGAATATACTCTGCCATTTCCTTTTCGTGAGAGTTGATTTCATCAATAAGTCCTGTATTAGCCTGTTTGTACTCAGGAGTTTCAACTGATGCTGCAAGCTCGCCGTTAGTACGAGCTTTCTTTATTGTGGCAGCCACGGACCCATGTATCCCTGCCTGAACGAGGAAAGCGTTGGATTCGTCCGTAGCTCTCGCTTTTGTCATCACGTCGGTAGAAACTCTCTGGATAATCGCAGTGATGTCTGCATCACTCACGGATTCAGGGTGTACAAATGTATGGACATCATCAACAGAACAAAGGACCGTTTTTTATCCCCCCAGATTACTTGCGTTTCCTGTCGGGAGGCTGCTCAGGATCGGGTGGATCAGGAAGGATAAGAACAGAGTTGCCGAGTTTCAGAGCACGCTCTTCTGGACAATCGAATTCCTTACCACGTCTGAAGTACTCTGTCTTTCCTTGGACCAGATCAATTGCCAGCTGGGAAACCAAAACTCTTACTCGAACCAGTACATCACCTTCCGATTGCGCTTATCTTGCATATTGCGTTAGACTGCTTGATCCTCAGGATGCCTGCGGTATAGACACGCCCGTAAAGGTCTCCAGTGTTCGGATGCTTGGAATCTACACCATGCTCAGTTGCGTAGTTAGCTGTCAGGAAGAAGTCCACATATGGTTTGCCTACGGTTGGAGCAGGGAGAACAAGGCCATCGCTTGCTGGGAGAACCGTTTCAGGGACCGAGTACACTGATCCACCGTTGAGCATCTCCATAACTATTGGGTATTCCCTTATCCCGGTAGTGGACATGCTCTTCAGGAGCTCTCCGTACTGGGTAGATGGAAGAACCATGTTCATTGGTAGAGCGTAAGCAGGAACACCGTCGTCTACCATGAGCTTGTAAGCGCCTGCTAGAGCTGCAATTGCGTTCCCAAAAGTCCCGAAGTCCGATGACGTGCTGTAATCGTTTCCAGCTCCTTGATACAGACCATTGATGTCGTAGTTCGTACCGTCGTCTGAAACACCCTGGATAATTGCGAGGTCCTCGGTGGATACAGTCTGATATCCCGCGGAGATGGCACTCGCTGCATCAATGTCGTTTCCGTTGACCTTCCACGAATCGTACATCCTCCTGTTGACCCTGTAATCTTTCCAGTACACCGGGACTTTGCTGTTTGTCAGGGAGATGTCAATGACATCCTCATTTCCGTCAATGAAACCATATGAAACATACCCGCTTGAGAGGTCTTTGATTTTCCCCCAGTCAATACTGGTGACTCCAAAACCAGCTGGAGCTGTAACATATACAAGCTTGCGCCCAATTGTTACGTTTCTGAGAGGGTCAACAAGCTCCTGATCCATTTTCTTTGAAAAGCTATCTAGTGCGTTTGTCATGTTTCACCACCTCAGATAAGAGAATGAACAAGAATGTCAGCTTCCGATGACGTAGTAGTCACGGATTCCATAGCTATCCCTATAATGATGCCATCTGAACCAACTGAACCATCAATCGTGGGTGTAGTCGCGTCTACTGCACTCGCGGTAGCTGCTCCGGTTGTAGCGGTTGCAGCTACCGCTTTCTGAACCATCCCATTTGCTGCAGCTACAAGCCTGTCTCCTGCTACAATCGTCTGGGAAGTTGTGAGGCATCCTACAACTACGAAGTGACCACCAAAAAGAACCGGGGCCTGAGCGTTTGCCTCATAGATCGTATCTACATCTGCCGGCATAGAGGCTGCATCCATACACTGCTCATACCCGAGCCACCCATAACATGCACCTGCGGCTGTGTTCACTACCACGTCATCGTCATTTGTTCCCTTTTTGACGAGTCTGCCTGGGTACATGTTTGTGGCAGTTTCTACTTTTTTCTGAGTGACCATTGGGGTCCCTGCAGCCAGGATAGCATTACCGGGTTTTCTGATTCCGAGAAAAGACATTACTC